CGAAGGCTGCAAACACGCTGCGAGCCATGTCAGGACCGAGCTCTTTAATGATACCGGCAACGGTGTAAAGCTCATCGTTTGTTACCGTCTCTGTTTTTGCGTTCAATGCATCAGTAATTTCCTGAGCTGTACCGGTCAGGTTGTGCTGATGAATCAGGTCCTTTACGAGTTGGAGTGACATAACGAAATCTCCTTATAAACCAAACACTTGCTTTAACGCTGGACAAATCGTCTTGATTCCGAAAGAGGCAATAACCTGTGCTTGTGTTGGATCACTCTCGCAAAAGTAACGTAGACTGTACTCGTGTTGTAGCTCTTTAAATGTTTCAGCCTTCCAGCGGGCTGCTGTGTGGTTGTGCCACCGGTCCTCAGGTTTACCGCTCCATAATTCTAGTCTTCTAACACGAACACCGTGTTTGTTTAACCACTCTGTTGTTTGCTCGCGGTATCGCTCTAAACGTGCCGAGATGAGGACAACCCCTTGTTGCGTTTGCGGCAGCCATTTTGCTGGTGTGGTAATGAGCCACTCTTCATATTGCGACCCCTCGCTCCAGCAATCTGGGGGAGGATCTTCACACAGTATTCCATCGATGTCGAAGGCAATTTCGCGCGTGAAGAAGCAGCTAAAAATGTTCCACTCAAAAAAGTGGGGAAGTTGGTAGTGCGCATAAACGAATGTCGGCTGAAGCTCTGCTGTAGGATTGCAATACAAGCATGCAGCCAGCAGCTTATTGGGAGGTACACGTAGGCTAATAGTTCTCAAGCAGGCTGCTAGTTGTTTACCACTTGCAACGCTGTCATCTAGGACGAGGTACTTATACTTGTAGTCTTTATCCTCGTAGCGGAGCCGATTACCACAACCAACTTCAACCAATTCGCCCTCTTTCCTATAGGCGTAAAGTGGTTTAGCGTATTGCGTTGCGATAATAGTGGCGGGCAGTAGTCCACTGCGTGCGATCCCAACCACGGCTTCTATCTCATTCATTGGTAGATGTCCGGCCAGCTCCAGTGTGTGTGCTACAAGCTGTTTTGTTTCGATAAAACAGCTTTGTGCTAGCTTGTGCAGGACAGTCCGCTTAGGTCGTTGATAACGGCATCCGTTCTTAATAGCTGCTAGCCTGCGTGCACGATCATCACAATGGTAGTAGATTGCGCAGCTGAAGTCTCGCTTTAAAAAGGAGCACCCAACACACTCAAGAAAACCACTGTTGGAGATTTTAATTTCAGAATTAAAGTCCGGCTTTTTTTCGCTAGTGGCTGGTGGTTGTGTTCTTGCGTGCGCGCAGCACACCAGCTCCCCCTGAACGGGGAATGTGCGTTTATGTGTTGCACAGTACCAACCGCTATGCGTAAGGCCACACTTAACCATGGGTCAGCTCTGTGTTTGCACTAGCTTGAAGCTCGCAGAACCCGCGAACGTTTGCTTGTATTTCGTTTGACCGATGATCTCTGAAAAGTCGCACTCGGAGAGTACCGGTCCGAGAGTTGCGGACAGCACCACCTTACCTCGATGCGTGCCTTTGCCGGATGTGCCCTCTCCTGGTTCATTTGGATTCCCCTCTGCTGAGGTGGATTCCGTTGTTGTTTCTGAGGCAAACATCTCAAACTCTTCTGAGCAGTAAAGTAATGAGAATTCGCTCCCTGGGTTTCGATCGACAGCGTAAATACCACCAGGAACCAGTATCGCAACCGCAAAGTTGCTAGGTGAAGAACCTTCTAGTTGGTAGTCTATACAGTTGATCCTATCATCTCTTACCAGCGGGCAGCCGGTGTAACAGATTGTCAATTCTGCTACTAGCTCGCAGTTGCGATTGATGTAAAAGCGTGGTGTTAGTCTGAAAGCAGCTGGTATCTCACTGTCGAATGTTTCCTGAATCTCCCCTTCTGGAATAGGCCATTGAACCCCGTGACCACAGCCCGTGCTACTTACTAGGTTAATGGGTGGTGCTCGCCACTCAACTGGGTTGGCTAGGGTCGCGACGGTGGACCAATTTTTATAAATCGATGTGGTGGTACCATAACTGAACTTGCATATACCACCACCCAGAAACACCCTCAGCGACTGAATCTGGAATGAAAGACCCAGATCAGCAATCAAGTAGGTGGGCCAAGTGTGGCACAGGCACTGGACGGCTCCTTCAGAATAAGGCCAACCCATGCAAGGTGCTAGGACAAGCGAGTTATTGGCGGCCTTGTTAGAAACAAGGAGCCGAAGAAACCCCGCTGCATCGCGAACGTATTCCTGTGGAAGATAGGCGGCTGAGACGAAAGAACCAGACGGGGCTGTCCCCAAATAACCGAACGTCGCTGCCTCAAGATAGCTAATATAGTCAGTTTTGTAAAGCGGCTTAGTGTAGAGGACGTTATTGTAAGCCAGCGCCGTCTGCCCCCAGGCCACTCTACCACTATCGTGTTGCCACCACGAGACCAGTTCCCAGGGAAGCTCACTCAATCCGAGCACGAAGTAGGTACCAAATGGTACTGTTACAATCGGTGTACCGCTGTAGGAAAATTGATAGCCATCCGTCTGCTTTGTCGCGTTTACGTTCACAGTCCAGTCCGTGCTTCCTGTGCAATAGGTATACACTGAAAACTGGTCAGGTCCGTCCGCATCACAGTAAGCATGCACACGGATTTCACGATAAAGCTTAGTTATCTCGGCTCCACGGGCCTCGGGGGTTGCCTGAGACCAGAGAGAATCGCTCTCTTGCATCGCATTAAACGCAGACCTGTCCCCGTTGATGTCTGTCGCAGTTCGAAACCAGTTATCATTTGGGCCTTTGCTAACGAAGATGAGGCATCCTCGCCTTCTACATCGTTCTTCCCGCCTTTGGGTTTCGCTTTCGATTTCGTAATACGTGATGTTGTGTTCAGAAAGGAAGCTATTGATGGAGTCTACAGTCCACAACTGTTGCGAGAACACAAGCGCCGCCTCGTCGCTAACAGTTTGCATCGACCACGAATTCGTCTGGGAGTCGTATACTTTGTGCTTCAACCTAAACAGGAACACCCCAGGAGGCAGCCGGTCACTGGAACCTGGAATATTGTTAGCAGGATTGTACTCAAAGATGATCTTGATGCTACTGGTAGGTGTTCTCTGTGTTCCTGTCACCAGCCACGCTATTGTATAATCACCACCTTCAACTAGGCTTCGCTGGGCAACGCGCTTTAGGTCGTAAATTTTTACAGAACCGTTCCCCCAGATTCGTTTCGGCAGGCACCAGTCTGTTACTTGGCGAAGACCACAGCTTGCACGAAAAGGAACCCCGCGAATACTAACATCTCCGCTGGGGGTGTCTGTGATGGTGTCGGTGTTTAGTAATTTTTCGGCTATTATCGAACTCCAAAGAGAGTAGTACGGTGGCGTTGGGGCTGGGATGGTAGGGATTTCGTCGTGGTGGAAGACCGTTAAGCCGACAGCTTCATAATTGGTAGCGGCAGCAACACCCCACTGCGGTCCGCCAGGATACCACTCTTGTAAAATACCCTGGCAAAGCAAACCGCCGCTACCATGCACGGTAGGTTTCTCAAGCGAGTACCAGGTGTGTGTTAATGTTGCGATGAGGTTATTGCCATCGTTTTCGTTGTAGTGAGTCGAGGCTTTCACGTAGTTCAAGCCGCTTGAGCGGTTAATCTTAATGTAAAACCCACCAGGATGAATACCACGAAAAGGCCACCATATTCTCCACGTATCTTTTATCACTACTTCCCAGTCTCCGGTGCACTGGATGTAGGGAACTCCATTAGAGTCTGTTTGGACGGAAGCGTTGATTAATGATTCGATTTTATCTGTAAGCTGTGGGAATGGATTTCCCTCATCCCACAGAGAATCAAGAAAGCACTCTCCTGGACAGTCGCAGCGGCGCTTCAGCCAAGCGGATGCTGGGGTGCTGGGGTCGCCCGACGCGATATTAGCGTGTGCGTGACTGTAATAGGCTGTTGATGGCGAGTAGATATTAAACATCAGCACATCAGCAATCAATATCTACAAGGCTTGCAACTGTATGTGGGTTCGGATCGTAATTTTTGGGCAGAAAGCCAAAATAACTAGTTCTCGAAAACACAAAACGACATCCAGCCGGTAACGTTGCATAGCTGAGCTTCTTAAGGAAATTAGAATAACCAGGCGGGGGGATAGCCGGTATTCGCAACGACGAATCCCCGCCAGCGCTACCATCTGGGGAATCAACAATGTGATAACCGCCACCGGGCGCGGGTTCAAGAACACCGTGGTGGATAACACTGCGAGCGAATGTTCCAAGGGCAAAGTATCCTGTACGGTAAACAGGTGTGTCAGATAGAGAGTTCGTGATAACCTGAACTGGTCTTTCGTAATCAACTCCAAGCAATTCGACTGGTCCGAATGTGCACCGCTGCCACAGACCGTCTGGTCTCGGAAATAAATAACCGCCGAACGAAGCGGTACCTGGTTGCCCAACCATCAAGAACCACGCAGTCCCGCTCATTGTAATGTTGAAAAACGGAAATTGACCGCTAGCGATAACACCGATTGAGTGCACCCATCGACAACAATATCCCTGCCATACGCTGTCGTATTCGTAGTTATCCGTTCCTCGTTCCACAAATGCCTCAATCGAGGTGTGCCAACCCCCGGCGTACCAACCATTATCGGAGAGCCTAACATCGAAAAGGTTTACCGCAGTTCCGAAGTGGAAGTTTTCTTGATAGGGTGCTCCGTCAAATATCGGGTTGTCGGTAGTCCAGGCTGGTTTCGTTATCATGCAATTGACCGTATCGCCAGTCTGGCCTCTCTCCAGAGAATCCAGCAGAGCGTTCCAGTCGTTTGCCGGAATATTGAGCGGGTCTCCGGGGTTAACGCGCTTACGAAGTTGCATAGCTCTCAGATACCCAGTGTTGTGCTAAAGTTGGCTTCTGGATAGACCTTGATAACGTTAACTTGCTTCATGATTTTCTTCAGGGGACCAGCGCCATCAACGAATTCAATCCAAAGGAACTCCCAACCCTTTTTGCTTTCGATCTCAAAAACCCCAGTGATAACTTGCCGCTGGGGGTCGAAGACTGGTGCTGTGATTTGCAAGTTGGATACATTCGGGATTGCCGAAAAATCGTAGGTAATGGACCAGCGATCGTCGTTAAAAGAAGCATCGACGCCCTTGTAAAGTAATTCCCCAGGCGCAAATCCCAAAAAAGCATCTTCGTTCACAGTACCTGTTAACGAGTAGAGCAGCCGGACGAAGCCCACTGTTACAGCATCAGCAGCGAATTCTTTTGTTATCGTGAAATCCAGGGTGGGGATGATGACATCGACCCCTTCGACACCTTCCTCTGTAACGTTAACTAAAGCTCCATGGTTGACAGGCTGATAGAGCAGCGTTTTCGATTCGTCTCCCTGCTTATAGGGGGTTACGCTGGTGTTGTTAGACAGCCCTACAATCCGCCTGGTGGTAAGCCCTTTGGTTGTGAAATTAACCGTAATTTTGTAGAACGGAAATTCAGGAGGGGGGTTGTGTTCTGGTTCCTTAAGGTCCCGCTGCTCATAAGTGATTTCTGCGATGTAGAAACCAGGCTTTCCAGCTATCTCTTCGACGTTGTAGTCTGTGCGGATCAACCCATCGTAATATTTAGGGCACAGCGACGGGTCGCCAGTTAGGTTGATTACAACAACCTTCGCGGCTTCGAGCGTTTCCGGTCCTACGACAAGATATCGCTTTGTTGCCGAGTTCCGGCTGCGACTGGCACCTTCTGCTAGTTCGAATACCTGTATGCTCATGGTGACACCTTATTTAAATCTTGGTGGTGATATTTTTTTGCGGATAGAACGCAGCTCAGAAACTGTGAGCTTCCCTTGTTTCGCGATCGTCGCCAGGTGGTCGGAGGCTGACCACGACTGCGCTTGAAACGGAGAAAAGAACCCTACCGTAGAAATCGTTCCTTTGCCGGTATCCACCGCCCTGCGAATGCGTTCGAGCAGATCCTCACGCCGCCGCACAGCATCCTCGTACTCTGCGATGAGATCTGCTCGCACGCCCTTTTCGCGGAGTTCCCGGATACGCCTCTGGAGGTCATATTCCTGCTCAGCCTTCCGCATTGCTTCCTCTGCAGACCTACCTTCCAACCCTCTGGCAGCTTGCAGGGCAGCCTTAATCCTTTCCGTCTCCTCCACGAGCAGCTGGGCTTCACGGGCAATTTCTTCTTGACGCCGAGCCTCTTCCTCGGCCTTCTGTTTAGCTTGCTGTTGCTCGTAAAGCTGCTTTGCGAGCGCAATTTCTTGCGTCCTTGCTGCATTAAGTTGTTGGACAACTCCAGCCAAGTCCTTGTTCTTCTCAATAAGCTCATCATAGTGCTTATTGATTTCGCGTATCCTTCTATCAAGTTCTGTTGGGTTACCAAGCTCAAACTGAAGCTCTGCAATCCGCTCGTTGGCCTGCTGGATAAGGGCGTTCTGCTGCTCGCGGAGCTGTGCATTCCAAGCCTCGTGCTTGGCTTTGATTTCCTCCTCAAGCTTGCGAAGCTCATCAAGCCGGGAGCTTCGCTCTCGCAGAATTTCCTGCATCTTGTCGTGGAGCTTGTTCAAGTCTTCCTGGTTGCGTTCGATGTAATAGCCCGCGCCTTCGAAGAACCAGCCAGCAAGCGCTCTCCCGAGCCGTCCCATATTACCGGAGATCTCATTTGCTGTTGCAAGCACCGCGTTATAGGCGGTCGTTGTCTCAGCAATAATCTGGCGTCGCTGCTGCTCGATAGCCTGCTGGGCTGCCTGCATGTCCACGCGGATTTGCCGGTTCTGATTATCTATTTCAAGAATCGCACCACGCAGATTCTCATTCAACCGCCTAGCCTGATTCGCCGCCTCAATAAACTGCGACTCGTCGAGATATCGACCAACAATACCGGGCAGTTGTGACAAGGAGGACAGAAACGTATCTACTGCCGACAGAGCGCCGCTTATATCGACGCTCAGGGCCTCGTTAACGAGCTTTTCCTGTGCCTGCTTGTAGGGTTCCCAGATTAAATCCTGGAGAAAGCCAACTATCATCTGGACGAACGAACCAATGATTGCGGCAGCAGATAGCGCACGCAGGGCTAACCCGAAACCCTGCTTAATCACACCGCCGATCAGCGACATTATCGTTTTAGATGTCGCCCGTGTCAGGCTAGCCGCTCCGGTGAGGGAGGCACTAAGCGTTGAAATCTTTTCGTTAGGTACACCCGCTTTGATTGCGCCTAACGTAAAAGCCGCGTCTAGGTTGTAGGATCTTTTCAAATGTGCTCGGGACCTGAACGCTGCACCGAGAGCGTAGGACGTTTGCCCGACTCTGCTCATCGATCGGGATATTGAAGAAATGGAGTCCTTAAATGCATCGCCTAAAAATTTTTGACTCCATTTGCGTATGTTCAGACCGAATTTTCTAAAATAAGCGCCAATATTTTCGGCGCCCCATGCAAGAAATTTGTCGAACGCAATTGACAAGTTACTGCCGCTAAACTTCTTTAGTCTACGTATGTAATCCTCTTGAAGCTTCGGGACTTGCTTTACAGCAAACGCTTCATCGTCACTTATAAAAAGCTGCTGTGCTATGTTTTTGAGTACACCATAATGCAGGAACTCCATTACAAAGTTTTTCTGTGTTAGTTCCTTATCACGTGGAAAAAATGTAGGCAGCAAAGATGCAGTATAACGTCTGGAAGATGGCGAGGTTCGTCTTCCTTTAGAAGAAAACCAAGTTTTCCCGCGTTCATCTTGTTGTCCAAACGGGAGCTCTTCAAAACGCCCCGCAAGCGCTTCCACTGGTTTCTTGAATACGTATTTGTACGCCAGAACCGTACCCGCCATCACCATAAACGAGTACAGCGTGTTTTTGAACCTGGTTAATATCTCTGTTGTGGCGTTGAGCGCTGCCGCAAAGACGGGCAGCCACCTGTTTCCAAGCTGCTGGAGCGATGCTTGGACGGCAGTTAGGAAGCGCGTAAGAGCCACAGAAAACGTAGTACTAGCTTGTGCTGCTGCCCCCGGTACGCGAGCTTTTTCGATCTCAAGCGATTGAAGCCGAGCACGCAGGTCAATCTCCACGACTCGCTTTACCGCAAGTGCGGCCTTATCCCCGAAAACCTCTTTGAGCCTACCTGCTGGAAGAGCATCGATTTTCCTGCGAATTTCATCTAAGACATCTGCCACACCATCCAGGCCTCTTTGTGCGAGAAGACCGTGTATTTCGAGCTCTTCGAGCTTGCCCGTCTCCATCGCAAGAAGGACCCGGCGAATGAACTGTACCGTCTGGCTTGCCTCGACGCCAGCATCGTTGAAGGCAAGCAGAATGGCCACAAGCTCCTTGAGCGACAACCCAGCACCATAAGCAGTTGGAGCTAGTTCTCGCAGGGCGTTAATAAATTCCGGAGCGTTCCCGCCTATAGCCATAAGGGCTGCCGTTACTACGTCCGCGTCCTGTGCCATCTGTTCGGCGGTTAATTCCCAGACGCGGCCAAGCTCAACAAAGGTTTCGGCAAGTTCCCTCTGGCTGACGCCAGTAAGAACAGACCCACGCTCAACAGCCTCGGCCAGCTGCTTAACGCTGCCACTAACTCTTTGAGCGAGATATGCGAATGCATCGGCTGCGACATTCACCCCCCGCGACCGCAGGTCAAGAAAGGTCTGTGTGAGAGAAGCAACAGCAACTGCGGCGTTTTTGGCTGTCCCCACAGCACCAATCAACTTAAGCCTTACGTCGTCGATGGAAAGTGCTGCTGTTTTGAGTGCACCGATAAGCTGGCCAGAAATCTGCCCCGCAACGAAGCCAAGGGCCGTCCCAAAGGAGACGCGCCACACGCTTGCAGCCTTTTCGGTTGTCGAATTGAGCGTATCAAGCTTCTTAGAGACGCCGTCCACCGCGTTAACTACGCGGCTAACCCCTTCTGCTGTAAAGTTTATCTTTACATCGGCTAATTGCGCCATCGTTTTTTAAACTCCGCGTGCTCGGTCAGCAGTGAGTACAGTTCCTTTGCCGACACAGCTATTCTCGGTTCCATAAGCCCATATGCCTCGCTAAATGGATTTAGCTCATTTAGATCGGCGTTAGTGCCGCCGAAGGCACACATTGCGCTTAAAATCTGGGCTGTCCGTGCCCACTCCCAATATTGCCTAGCTATGAACATTTCTTCTAGCTCGTAAAATGTGAATGGCCGCGGATCAACCCCAACAGCACCAGCTAGGCGAAAGCACGTCGTTAGGATGCCTAAAGATTTAAAGGAAGAGGAAGTTGCTGGGATTGTGTTTCGATCTCCGTCAGGCTCTTCTCCAGCTCGTGCTGCGCATTCTGTACCGCGCTCATGATTGCTGATATGTCCGGACGGCCCGCGACCTTGAAAAAAACCACAAGCTCCGCTATGAGCTGATCTCGAAGGTCGGCAATCTGCTCTGGGGTTACCTCGTCAACGAACTCATCTTTTGTTATGTTCTTCAAATCACGCTTAAAGACGGCATATGCTATGGTAGCGATACCCGATATGGATAAGAGGTTTGTTACAAGGCTTGTTGCCTGCTCAGGAGAGCTAATTTCTTCGAGATCGATGCCCGCCTCCTGAATGGCAATCAGCGCCCCGACAGTAAGCCGTCTGGAGTACTCTTTGCCTCGGAATTCGAGCTTCATGTTTCACCTCATTTCAGTTTTTTCTCAAGATTGTTCTTAAAAGCATCAAAGAACAGACGATTAACTGTGTCCCCATATTTCTCAACCGCCGTAGACAAATACGGTCTCGGCGGATACCGTGCAGGTTTTACGAACTTGTTAGCTAGCGCTGCTTGCCGTGTTGTTTGTATGCGTACAATGACTGGGCGACTATTTCTTTCAGCAATTTGTGCTTTTTGCCCAGGCTTAACTCTTCTCCTTCTCGCTACACCACCAAGTTCGTGCAGAACTGGTACGAACCCAGCCCCCAGCTTTTTGTGGCCTATTACAACATTATGCCGGGCACGATCTACAACATAGACGACGAAGCGACGCAACTGCCCCCTTCCACGAATAGCCTTCGGCGGCTGACCAGGCGGAGACGGCTTATATTGCCGCCCAAGTGCTGTCCATCGCATTGAACGCTGGATGGTGCTCCGATAGTAAGCACCGGCTTTGTTAAGTGCTGTAATAACGGAAGCATCGAAAGCTTTTGCAGCCTTTTTATAAAGACCGCGTATGTTGATGCGTACCATTATAGTTCAACCTCAGTCTCGAAGGTGAACAGAAGCCCAGTGTCTCCAGCATCCGCGAGTTCAGTATCAAGCGTAAACTGTGCGTTGTTAACGGCCTTATCAGCTGCAAACATGTCTGCACATATGCGTTTTATTGCTGAGAGGCACGTATTTAAGAAGTCCTCGTAGGCTTTTCGTGATTTAACATAGAAATACACGCTTATACTTTGTGAGCTTATGAACCTGTCTCTTGTAAACGCAGAAACTGTTCCGCCAGTAATTGCTACCACAACATAGAACTGGTCGCTCACCACGTTTTCTCGCTGAAGCGTGGTAGGGCCTTGAAGCACGTCGAATTGTACCCCAGCGTCTTGCAGAGCACTCGCAACGGAGGTTGTTATATCAGTAAGCAGGCTCATGATTAAGCGATAACACCATTGATGTTAACACACCGGAATTACCAGCAACGGAGAAATAACGTCCGTCACTAGCAACCGGCGTAAACTGACGACCAGTTGCGTTTTCTATGAAAAGATAGGGATCAAGATTACCAGTTAAAAGCTGTGGCGAAATGTCGCTTTTTCGCAGAATCAGCCTGAAGTGGATAGCGCCGGAAGTCTCCGCCGCGTCGATAAAATCCGCCGGTTTATACAGAACACCTTTTACAGTAAAGCTCCAATTGCTTTGTGTGTTGAGGACCGTTAGCGTGGTGCCAACAGTTCTCAACAGCGTTTCAAACAACGCACTTTCGACGCGGCGGAGTTCCATTACACACCTTCAGATGCTAGTTAGCAAATCAGGTGCCATCAACCCACTCTGGTGGGGCATAATCACCAGCAACGGTGTGGTACGTCGGTACGAGCGTAATACGCACTGTCTGAGCCTCTCCCAGAGGCTGATTGAGCGAGAAATCAGCCACGGAGGCTGGGAATTTCACGCCACTGCCGGTTTTCGAATCAAGGGCTTTGACCCAAACAACATCGTTGTTGAAATAGGCCGACTTCACGATACCCAGGGCGGTGTCTTCCGAATCCCAGATGGATTCGAATTCAACCGACAACGACGCGAGCGTTGCGACCTCAATCTTATAACCCTGAGCGGCACGAGTTGTAACGTCGGCACGATCTCGGCTCAGGTTGATCGTGACGTCTTTAACGTTCTTGAGAACGCTATACGTCGTTGGCTCGGCACCGTTGGTTCCAGTCGCACCGACTTCAAGCGAACCCTGAAAACCAAGTTTCATCGCCATGTTTATCTCCTTTCACTAGTTATGTTATGTTATCACTTCGTCGTTGCGAATACCTGTTATCCCCCCGCCTGGTTAGGGGCAGTGCTAGGTATTGCTTCGTTGTTACGAATGACCTCGCTCACAACAATCGGGATACCTTCCCACTCAGCAGGCACAGCTGCCGGGGCACCAAGCGGATTGTAAGCGGTCCGGCTCTTTTGAAGCTGTGCCCGTGACCGACGGCTCATAACGAAAACCGTCGGTTTTGAGCTTTCCGGAAACTTGTTGTAAAGATCAGACATCAAGTCGTCATTCAACTGAGCGCCGCTATCTTCAGTAATGTTTTTAATGCGACCGATTTGGTACTTATGGCCAGGTTGAAGGCCAACCCATGCCGTGAACTCACTCACCAAGGCCGGGAAGTAGGTTCCGCTGGTGGTTCCAGGAATGAGCTGCTCAATCGGATCCGGAAATTCGATGGGATTGATGTTCATGTCGGCCTTAAAGGCAAGACAGACTCCCTTCGGATCGTTCAAATGCAACGCCCAAACGCTCGAACCGGTGTTTGCGGTCGTGCCACCAGCATCCACCACCATGCTGGAGTCAACGACATCCGCAAGACCAAGGAATCCGTTTGCGTCATTCTGCGTACCATAATAAAACTGATTCAACAGCTTCGACAGGAACGCAGAAGCCGATCCAACCGCCTCGGTCATGAGATAGGATTCAGGCCCATCAACATATGCGAGTGCGACGCCCTTATCCACAACTAAAATCTCGCTCAGGAGCTTGAGCGTGACGATAACTTCGTCGTAAGTTGAGCTACTCGGCGTAACACCATCGTTCACCGAGCGGAAACCGCCGCCAGTCGGCAGCGAGGTCCGCTTAACATAGGTGTAGATCTCTTTATCGACCGTACGTGCTGGAATATACCGCAGCTCCGAAAAGTCTTGAATCGCCTCTTCGAGAACACCAACCAAACGATCAGCGTTTCGCGCTTTCGCCACAAGATCAGCAATCGTCGGCAATGCCATGTTTTTAACCTCCTATTTTCTTTTCTCTAGCTCAACCACCATTTACGAACAACACCTTTAAAGAACTCCATGGTTTTTTCTTTAGGCGGCTTGTCTTGTGCCACCTCAGTCGGCATAAAGCTCGGAATTTGGCTCCGCTTCATCTCCTCTCGAATCGTTTCAACCTGTGTCGTGGTCGCGTTTATTTGATTCGCGACGGCATCCACGGTAGCCGCAAGCTCATCAAGCTTGGCTGCGAATGCTTGCATTCTCACCTCCAGGTCAGCAAGGCGGGAGTCTAAGTCGATCATCTTCTGTTCGAGCTGCTCCAGGTCAGCAAGGCGTGAGTCTAAGTCGATCATCTTCTGTTTGAGCCGCTCCATTTCAGCGAGAACATCTGGTTGTTCGGCTGGCTGGTCAGGAGCTTGTGCTTCAGGCTCCTGCCGAGCAACCTCATCAACCTGTGTGGGGGGTGGGGTTTGGGAGGCTTCTCTCTTGCTCATAGAGGCTTCAACTCCTTCTTCTATTAGGGTTTTAGCGATAACTTTTGTCTGCGCGTCTGCACCGTAAGTGCAGATAGCGACGCCACGCAAAACATAATTTTCATAAACACGACACGGTGTCTGGTGCACGCCATCAGGTTCGTGAATTTCTCGAACAACCGATTTACCATCAGCTGTGCTGAATATTGAAAGCTGGTACGGTCGTCCTGCAAGCAGTCCATCGATGATTTCATCAGCCTGGTCGCCTGGGCGCGAAGAGATGATTTCGCCTCTTACATACAGATTACCTCCACGTTTACGTACCGTTATGACACGACCAACAACAATGTCGAAATTGTGAGAGTAATCCAGGGGCAGCGTGAGCGACGGTACGCGAAGCGTAGCAACGTCGTCATATTCCAAAACGCTGTCAGCTCCCATAACCGGCTCAGCGGTTCTTGCTATTCCGGAAAAAGTTAGCTTTCTAGCACGGCCACCCCCGCGTATCCTACAAAACCTGTCTTGCTGTGCGACAGTTGAAATGCGAGCACAAAGAATTCTGGTCGAGCGTATCGCTTCGCTGTTGCTTGCCGGTACCACCTCGATGTACGGCAGCTCGGCATCCTTAAGGAAGGCCACTACCTCATCGACCGTGTACTTGTCGGCGGGGAAGCCGATACTGAATGGCAGCTCCTCTTTGCGTTCTCTGTGATAAGCATAACGAACGAAAACGTCTTCAGGCATCTGCACGCCGAAGACAAGCCCTCCATACTCAGTACGGACTGTTGTTGGGACGAACTCATCAAACGGTTTAAGATGGACTATGTGAAAGTTAGGCATCGGCATGATTACTCGTCCCCGTCTGCTTGCGCTTTACCAAATGCATGGATATCAATACCAGCCTGCTCTGCAATTGTCATCGTTGCGAGTGGGTCTTCAATCATTTCCTCAAGAATGGTCGCGTAGTCCTTTCCGTGGCGTCTAGCTATTTCTTGTCTTGAAATAAGCCCATTTTGCAGGGCTAGAACGTCCGCCTGGACTTCCTTTAAAGGATCGATCCACGGTTGACCAACTGGCACCCATTCAATCGAAGCCAGATACGCTTCTTCAGGCAATTCGCCGTTTTCTATCGAGCTGCGGAGCCACTTATTGGTCAACCAGTGCAAGAAGCTAAGCAAAGATTGCTGCTTCTGCTTAACCGTAGCAAGGTATTGTAACCACGCGAGCCTAGAGCTGCTGTAGTTGGTTGCAGATTCGTCGTAGAACGAGTATGGCAAATCGAGAGCTTTTAAAGCTAACGTGATTAAGTGTTTATAAAAGTCCGTGCTAGTGGCTGCTGGGTGATTGGACTCGATAACTTGTATGTCGTCACCAGGTCGAAGGTCAACTACGTAAGGGCCTCGACCGAAGTCGATTGGGTAGTCCTCTTCCTGGGTGTCATCCGCTGCAGCGAAGAGCGGAGTGTTCTCATGGATGATCTTGATGCCAAACAACTGAGCAATTTTATGCTTAGTGACCTCATAATCTAATGTTTCATAGAGGTCTTGAAAAACAGCCGCAGCAGAAGCCAGAGGGCTGATGCCTCGAATTTGGTCGTGCCTACTCCAGTAGGCAAGATGATAAGTGTTGACAGCCGAAGCGATAAGATTGAATTCAAGACCCTCTCTGGAAGCTGCCCGGCGTCCGATCGAATAAGCGACAGGGGCACCGAGGGTGTCGATTAGGACACCTTCTACATAATTCAACTGCCCGCTTTCAAGCTGCTTGCTGTACTGGTCTTCAACCTCCTTGAAATTTGTAACACGATCCCCCTCCACAAGGAAAACGGACTTACCATCAAGGCTAATGAGAAAGACATCGCCATCGACAACACGACACCACTCGGCCTGGAACAGAATCTCAGAAAGTGACCGTCGCCTCGTTATGTCGAAATTGTAGGGCTGCTGCCACTGTTGCAGGCGTCTAGCTATGTCTTGCTTAAGAGCCTGCGGTACCCCACGAATGGCAGGCGTGAAGCTGGAGACGTAGGTGCAGTGCTGCCGCACAGCCCAGGCTACCACACTGAAGTTTCTAACAAGGTCACGTGTGAGCGCAATGAGCTTCGACCGCTCATGGTGTGGTAACACACGGTCCTCGCTCTTAAGAGTAGGTTTAAGGAAAGTCTGGGAGCGTCTCGGCGTGGAAACAACCGCCTGGTAACCCAGTAAGCGGTTAGCAGCTGCTACTAAGCGTTTTACGATGGAGTTTCTAGAAGGCATTTTTTACACTAAGCCCTTTCACAATTGTGGTGCGGTTATCCAGCCGTGCAAGCAGGTTCTCATAGTAGTCGATAAGCCGTGTGATTTCTCTCACGTCGTATGCTATCTCTGTGTCTCCTACCTTGATTCGGCTGGCACCGGCTTTTTCGGTGTATTGTGCCAGGGTTTGTCTGAGTGTGTCTAAGATTGCTACAACTTCGTCTCTAGTAATAGGCATACAGAACTCCACGCAATTTTCTCGCCTCATATATTACGATAGAAAGGCACCTTAAGGTACTATTTTTCATAGACCGCCCGGACTAAAGTCCGGCGGCTTGACCCTAGCGTCCGCTCCACAGCCCACTTAAGAAAAGAGGGGACGGACGCGGTGCTTTTTTCTCTTCTCGTTGGTGGTTGTTGATTCTGGGATTGTGCTCTCATTCTTTTCGCTTGTATGTGGCTGTTCCCCTTCGGTGCGGTTTTGTGGAATCGCGATAACGGCTTGAGGATATCTAACACGACTCGATGCCCAAGCGCAAACAACACAGTCAAATAAGTGGTTCTGCACTCCTTCTCGAATAATCCACTCCACAAACTGACGACCATTGAAGGTCGTAACAACAGGCACTTCACTTCGTAGATGGGAGAAGAGCAGCGCGTGTTGCTCTTCAGAACCTTCATAAATGGTTAGCTTTTGTGAGTGCACAAGCGAAGCTATTTCACACTTAAAAAAGTTAGTATCATATGTAAATCTGGGACCGTACTGGTCACGGCCAAACCGAAAGCCTGGACCGTGTAGCTCTCCAGGGCGGACCTTCCAGTCTGAAATCTGCGTCTGTGTTGGGCGACGAGCAATGCCGTTCGCAGCGAAGGCGAAGCCAGCATACTTCGCGGCAGCAAGCATCTGCCGCAACATTACGGAGGTGCTTCCCCACGCCGTATCAACAGTTATTGCATCGACGTGCCGCCCATTAAATGTTCGTGCACGCAGCTCTTCAATGAGCGCCGCTACCGCCCTTGCTATTGCTGCCGGTTGCGTGCCGAACACGTGTTTAATTGAGATTGTTGGTTCGCGGTGAACCACCGTACCGTGCTGCTCAGGAAATGTGCCATAATCAACGATGTGTGCTGATTCCCTGTCTACCGACAACACGACGTAGTATAAAAGCGTCTCGTGCACGTCGATATGAGCATGAATGAATTGATGATGTGCTGGAGGTATGCCTCGCTCAATGGGAATAATGCAATTTAACAAATGCCTCGTCTCAAGCTCCTGAGCATACCGGTCCTTAAGCTGCTTGCGGAGAAGCTCTGGGTCGTTCTGAATTTCACACGCGAATGCTGTCGGATCATCTAGAAAGATGTTAACAGCTGTCTGTATCGCACTAACATCGTTCGCTCGCCTATAAGCAGGCCATATACACTCAATATCACGCTCCAGTTCCTCACGATGCGCCTGCCACCACTCGTTGCATAGCTGAGGATTGCCTTCTCTGAGCGCCTGCGCTCTAACAGTCCGGTACTCCTCAATAAGCTCGTTGGGCGGTAGCTTGTTTAAGAGAGAAAACCTAATTGGAGTAAACTGCACAGATACCGAACCGTTTATAATTCGCTCGGCCAGGTCGTCAGGTGCAATCACTGTCGCGGAAAGGATTACAGTCAGTGAAGAACCAGGGCCTGCTAGACCAGCGATGGACTGCAACAGAAGCGACGTGAGCTTCGACACCTGGCTTGGGCTATGGGCGAGTTCGTCTGTTTGTGGGTCGTCGATAAGCACAAGGTCAGGGCGAATGACAACGCCGTTCGCGAGCACGTGTCTAGCACCGCGAATCGCAGCACCTAGCCCAGCAGCACGCACAATGGAGTTCGCAAACGGCAGAGGATTACCTGATTTAGATTTAACCCAGGGCAAGATAAAACGCTCTTTGCTGGCCTCGATGCGGGTAAGCACGCCTTCTATGTTCTGATTTAGCGCTCGCTGCCGTGAGCCTTGTATCTCACGAATGGGAATGCAGAGATGAGGAAAATCAGCCTCTAGCTCATCGTTTGATGACAGCTCGATAACAATGCCCCGCAGAAGGTCCTCGGCACGACTCTGGTTAGCTCCAAGTATGAATACGAATTTACGATGCCCATAAATAAGCGCCCACAAAGCCGCAGCCTGCATGAGCGATGTTTTACCGAAGCCGCGAGGCAGAAAAAGCGCTGGCCACTGCGCACCACCCAGGATGGCCCGCTCCATAATGCGGAGCGCCTCAATGTGAGCATGCGAAAACGGCGCACTAAAGATGTGCTTGAGATACGTCTCACAAAACCTTACAAGATTGCGTTTGCACGCACTGACACGGCGAGGATGCTTAGGCGCGTGCAATAAAGGAGCGATATCGCGTGCTTTTAGCGAACGCTCTTTATTGCGACGAACCTTTTCGGCGTATGCCTCTACGCTATGCGGCATAATAATTCTGGAATTAATTTTCTGGTGTGGTTTGTCGATAATACCTTCTCTAATGTGAAGGCTCCCCTGACTAAAGTCAGAGGCTTCTAGGGATTAATACCCAGGGCTTGCCTTCCCAAACCCAAAATATTTAGTGCCGCATTAACGTCACGGTCTAACCCCAGACCGCAACACGGGCATTTGAAAACTCTTTCCGACAGCGGCATTTTCTGCCGATGCCCACAACTTGAGCAAGTCTGACTGGTATAGGCGGGATTAACAGCCACAAACTGACGACCGGCCC